CGTACTTTGACACCCACGATGGCACCCCGATGGTCGAACTCGAGTTGGATCAGTTCGACTCAGGTCACGACCCGTGTGTGATCGCCATCAGACTCGGTAACGAGGACGAGTGGCAAGCCGACGCCGAGGCCTTTGGCGACATCAAGTAATGACAAACAACAACAACAAGGACAACAACATGAACTACGAAGTGATCGAACACCTAGACAACATCACCCACGAGCAGTGGCTCGACCTACGATCGACGGGCATCGGGGGATCAGACTGTGCGGCAGTGTTTGGCGAGTCGCCATACACGTCACCACTGACCCTGTGGGCTCAGAAGTCGGGTCGGGTCGAACGAGACGTACCGACCAACGAAGCAATGGAGTGGGGCAACTTGCTCGAGGACGTTGTGGCCAGCAAGTTTGCTCGTGACCACAACAAAGTCGTCGTCAAGTGGCCGGTGATGCTACGGTCACGTCGACTCCCTCACATGCTCGCCAACCTCGACTTTGTGATCATGGCCGACGACTCACACTTTGAGGCGGGCACGATCACCACGTGGAACGAGACGACACCACCACCCGGGATCATCGACTCGATCCTCGAGATCAAGACTGCTGGACTCGTTGGTCGGTACTCGACCCATCAGTGGGACGACGACGGGGTACCCACTGGGTACTGGTATCAGGGTCTCCACTACTCAACCGTGACGGGTATCTCCAGCGTGACGTATGCGGCACTCGTAGCAGGATCAGGTCTGGTCGTACGTGAGCGGTTCTACAACGAGGGTGATCACCTCACCTGTGAGTTGACCGAGGCAGTGTTCTGGACAAACGTCACGTCGGGCACACCACCCGAGGTCGACGGGTCACCATCGACATCAGAAACGATCAGTGAGTTGTACCCGACATCGACCGAGACCACCATCGAGGCCGACGAGTTCATGCTCGAGACGTACAAGACCTACTGTGAGGCAAAGTCAGCACTGACCGAACTCGAGCGTCGGGTCAAGCAGTTGCGGGCACAACTCGAGATGGGCATCGGATCATCAGAGGCAGTGACCTACAACGGTGAGACGTTGTTCACGTACAAGTCGACCAAAGACACCGAGGCGTTTGACGCTAAGTTGTTCAAGACGACTCACCCCGATCTCTACAAAGAGTTCGTCAAGCCCAAGTCGGGCTACCGAGTCATGCGTATGAAGGGAGAACTGTGATGACGTATGTGGCACTCGTCGTGACCATCATCATCGTTGCGTACATCGGCTACAAAGCGTGGAACGTATGACGGTGGCGTTGCTTTGTACGTTGTTGATCTTCATCGCGGTCAGCAACATCATCAACAACAAGTAGTGGTCAAACCCCAGTAATCACTTGGTGTTTGAGAGATACTTGACATGACCGTTTGACGGTCACTACACTAGATCTCGTAGCGACCGAAGCACAGTACGTCGATACAGGGAGAAGTGTGATGGACACAGTTGAGATGAAGCAATACAAGAAGGACTACAACCGAGGTTGGAATACGTCGGCTCGTATGACTGATGGTGCGCTTGACCGAGCCGATGGTCGAGGTGAGGTGACCGCGTGGTTCTCCGGTTACTACGACCACGCATGCGGCCGTGACAAGTGGATCAACCAAGAAGGCATCCACCGCATCACCGGCGTTCAGGTGTTTGACCCAGTCACCGGCCTGAATGTGGGTAACTGATCATGAAGGCAAGCGAGGCAGGTGTCTGGGTCGAGGAAGGTGTGGGTGAGATGTACCCACGTCTCAAGTGGAAGTGGATCGTCGACCGCTCACTGGTGATCGACAAGGTGACGGGTCAGCCAGTCAACTACGAGTTCAGGGCCAGCATCACCGACGACAGCAAGTACCACACCATCATCTGCGCCCGTCACCGTAAGGCGACTCGACGCAAGGATCACAAGAACATGGGCGAGGCTCAGACACAGATCCTCAGGTGGCTCGACCGTAACTTTGAGGTGACGCTGTGATGCTCGGGGTCAACTATGTGTGAGCAGAAGTGGGCGGTCACTCGGATCATCAAGACTCGAGGTAACCTGACCGAGTACGTCACCCGATCTCACGGCCACAGGGTCGTGGTCACTCGGGGGCAAGGGGACAAGCGATGTGTGATCTTGATCAACGGTCGGTTCATGGAGACGACACTCAGTCTGGCCAGAGCCAAGACACGGGCACTCGAGTTGGCCGCCGTTGTCTGATCTGTGGTCAACCGATCGACTGCCCCGAGGTGGCCATCGGTGTGTGGCGACACACCACGACCAAACAGATCAGGTGTCACACCGATCAACCAGACTGTGATCACAGGGTGACCCCATGACGATCGTCGCTGGCATCGTCACACCCACTGGGTGTTACATCGGATCCGACTCGATGTCGAGTGACGGTGATCTCTACACGGTCTCGGCCACACCAAAGATCATGAGGGTCGGTGACACCCTGATCGGGTTTGCTGGATCATGGCGAGCGGGTCAGCAGTTCTTTGATCACGTACGCAAGAACGAGACGATGACCCTCGAGCAGATGGTTGACTTTGAGACGACCGAGACTGACTTCAACCTGCTGGTGATCAAGGATCGTGAGGTCTACGAGGTCTCACAGGATCGGGCACTGATCAAGTCGGTCAAGACTCGAGGTGTGGCCTACGCCGCGATCGGGTCAGGGTCGGCGGTGTGTCTGGGTGCCCTTGCCTACGCCCGACCCAAACTTGACAAGGTGGCACTCAGGCGGGCGTTGACCGTGACCGCTCAACACGTGACGACGGTCTGTGCCCCGATGACGGTCATGTCTGTGCTAGAACAGAGGTAACACAGCACAACACAGGGGAGAGATCATGACACTGTCAGTCCACTCGGTCGCCATCGACTCGGTCACACCACACCCAGAGAACGTACGTCAGGGCGATGTCGGGTCGATCGTCGAGTCGCTCAAGACTCACGGCCAGTACCGACCCATCGTCGTACAGAAGTCGACGGGTCACATCTTGGCTGGTAACCACACGTGGAAGGCCGCCCGACTGCTCAAGTGGCCAGAGATCGCGGTCACCGAGATCGACGTTGACGACGAGCAAGCCTTACGGATCCTGTTGATGGACAACCGAGCCAACGATCTGGCCTCATACGACGAGTCGGGTCTGCTCGACCTGCTCAAGATGTTGGCCGAGTCTGAGGCACAGTTGGCGGGTACTGGTTACACCCTCGAGGATCTCGACGACAAGGCGGCACTGGCGGCACTGACCCTCGACCTCAGTGACGACCCGATCGGTGAACTCCACGATCACCTCGCGGTGGTCAAGATCCGTCTCGACCTTGACAAAGAGACCGCCGACCTATTCCGCGCACAACCGGGACACGACGACGTGGCCAAACTCAAGGGTCTGCTCGGTGTCAGTTGATCTACTGATGTCGTATGCCTACCATGCGACTGCCAAGTTTGACAAGATCCGTGAGGCACTGGGTGCCAACCAGCACCTGATGATCGACTCGGGGGCGTTTACCGTCTTTACCAAAGGCAAGCAGATCGACCGTGAGCAGTACGCCAAGTTCTTGACCCACTGGCGAGGTGCCTACAACTACGCCATGACCCTCGACGTGATCGGTGACCCAGTGGCGACCGAGGCAAACCTACAGTGGTTGCTCGACAAGGGTCTGCCGGTGATCCCCGTTTACACAGCACGTGCCCCGATCAGTGAACTCGAGTCACTGGCCGAGCGGTTTGACTACATCGCCTACGGTGGTCTCGTCGGTGTGCCCAAACCGATCCAGATGCGAGCCCTCAAGGTGGTCACCGACATCGCCGCTCAAGCCAACTGTCGAGTTCACGCTCTCGGTCAAGCGTCGGCACGTACGTTTACCCAGACCCAGACCTACTCGGGCGACTCGTCAAAGGCCTCGACAGCACCAGTCAACAACACGGTGTCGTTGGCCGATCTCTCGACGGGCAAGTTTGTGACGATCAAGATGAACGACCCAAAGACAGCGATCGGTCACGAACGACTGCTCAGGGCGTACGGTCTCAACGTGGCCGACTGCTTCGGCCCTGATCGTTGGCAACGAGACAACCGAAAGAAGATCATGAGGGCTGGGTTCTTGGCCGTTGCTGTCATGGGCGCACTACTCAAGGGTGAGAACGAGAAGCCTGTGGTCTACTCGGCGTTTACGTCAGGTGACCTCGATGCGATCCTCAACGCCGCCCGAGACTGGCGCACCGGCAACCTGCCACCAGCGTTTGATCACGTACTGGCGAGGTCGATGTGAACGTCGATCAGGGTGTGACCTTTGGTCTGTGGCCTGACCAGACCTCGAAGTTGATCTACTGGGATCTCATGCCCGTCATGCTCAACGGTGTCGACACCAGTGGTCGAGTCGGTGATCTTGGTGGGGGCAACGGGATCATCAAGACGTGGGTGCCACAGGCCGTGACGATCGACGTTGACGAGACCAAACAACCAGACATCGTCGACAACATCTTGACCCACGTCGGTGACTACGACCTTGTGATCATCAGATACGTACTTCACTACCTCGATGATCATCAGGTACGGGCACTACTGAGACACCTGTCGCTCAACCACGACGGTCAGATCTTGTTGATCCAGTTTGTCAACGACGACCTCGAGGCCAAGCAAGCCAACTCGGTCAACGAGACCAAGTGGTTTCGACGTGAGGATCATCTTGAGTCACTGATCGCTCACACCCACCTGATCGTTGATCGTAAGTCAGTCGGGTACCGTGTCGGTGCCGACTTCTACCGCAACCGACTTGGTCACCCAAACCCCACGCCACACAACGAGACCGTCGTTGGTTACCTACTCGAGAGGAGACTGCCATGAGAACGTCGATAAGCAAAGAGGTTGAGTTTGACACAGGACACCGAGTACCCGATCACCAGTCAAAGTGTTACAACCCACATGGTCACCGTTATCGTGTCAGGGCGACGTGTGAGGGTCAGGTTGTCAACGAGGCAGGGTCGGCAGACAACGGCATGCTCGTCGACTTCTCAGACCTCAAGCGTTGGTTGACCGAGTACGTACACGATCGGTTTGACCACGCCTTTGTCGTGTACGCCGACGATGTCACGATGCGTCACGCCCTCACCACTGATCCGTTGTGGAACGTGGTGGTCGTCAACTACACACCGACGGCCGAGAACCTTGCTCGAGACATCTTTGTACGACTGGCACCGATCATCGAGTCACACTGGCGTGGCAACATGACCCTGACCAAGATCGAGTTGTGGGAGACCCCGACCAGTGTTGCGGTGGTGGAACGATGACCAGCGATCGTGTGGTGATCCACAACTCACGTCACGTACCGACCCTACGTGTGGCCGAGGTCTTTGGTCCCACGATCCAAGGCGAGGGCAAACACATGGGTCGACAAACTCACTTCATCAGACTGAGCGGTTGTAACTTGTCATGCTCATGGTGTGACACCCCGTACACGTGGGACTGGTCTGGTGTCAACGGCACCAAGTACGACCGTGAGACCGAGTCAAAGATCTACACGGTCGAGGAACTGGTCAACCTGATGGATCAGTCAGACGCAACCAGCGTGGTGATCACAGGTGGTGAGCCACTGGTACAGGCAAAGGCACTGGTCGAGTTGGCCAACGATCTGATCTACATGGGGATCAGTGTCGAGATCGAGACCAACGGCACCCGACCCTGCCCCGACAACATCTCACGATCGGTACAGTGGAACATCAGCCCCAAACTGACGACCAGTGGTAACGCCAACGGGATCAAACCAAAGGCACTGAGGTCGTACCCAGCGTCAGCGATCTACAAGTTTGTGATCACTGATCCGACCGACATCGACGAGATCAACCGACTGGGTCTGGCACCATCACAGGTCTGGTTGATGCCCGAGGGTCGTACTCCGACCGAGATCAACAAGCGAGCCCTCATGGTCGCCAACCTCGCCCTGACACACGGGTACAACTACTCACATCGACTACACGTCACGTTGTGGGGCAACAAGAGAGGACACTGAGATGTTGGAGATCACTGAGACGGGCGTATACGCGTCTCTCGCGGCAGTTGTGGCCGAGGGTCGACGGTTAGCCCAGAGATGGGTCGGCAAGGGTATAACTGACGTTTGCGGCATACCACGTGGCGGTCTGTACCCAGCACTGATCGTGGCCGAGACACTGGGCGTACCAGTCACTGATCAGGTCACCGCTAACACACTGGTCGTCGACGATCTTGTTGACTCGGGTCGTACCGCCGAGTGGTGGGTCAAGAGCCATCACTTTGACGCCCTTTACCGCAAGTCACACTCACCCGCTCACATCGCACCCGAGGCCACTGAGATCGAGGGTTGGATCACGTTCGCTTGGGAGACCAACGAGACGGGACCAGAGGACGCAGTCGTACGGTTGCTTGAGTACGTGGGTGAGGATCCGACTCGAGACGGTCTGATCGACACACCCAAGCGGGTGATCAAAGCACTGACCGAGTTGACCACAGGGTACGGCCAGTCACCCGAGACGATCTTGTCGACGACCTTTGACGTTGGATCCGACGAGATGATCGTGGTCAGCAACATCGAGTTCTCGTCGATGTGTGAACACCACATGTTGCCGTTCATCGGCCACGTGACGATCGGGTACATACCTCGAGGTCGAGTCGTCGGTCTCTCAAAGTTGGCACGACTCGTCGACGTGTTTGCCAAGCGACTACAGGTACAAGAGCGACTGACCCGTGAGATCGCCCAAGCCATCGAGGATCATCTCGACACGGTGGGTGTGGGTGTGATCGTTACGAGCCACCACTCGTGTATGGGTCTGAGGGGCGTCAAGAAGCCATCGGCCAAGATGACGACCTCATCGCTACTCGGTGTGTTTCGGTCTGACCCCGTTGTGAGATCAGAGTTTCTCGCTCACCACGATCACTAGATACGCTAGACACATGGGCAATAGAAACAACACACCGACCCCAGAGTTGATCGACAAAGAGCGACGGGTACTCGAGTTGCGTCGTGCTGGTGTGACCTACGAGGAGATCGCCAACCTCACTGGGTACGCCACCGCTCAAGGTGCCTACCTCGCCTACAACCGAGCCCTCAAGAGAACGCTCGTTGACGCTGGTGCCCAAGAAGCCCGAGAGATGGAACTCGACCGACTCGACAAACTACAACGATCATGCTGGGCTCGAGCCCTCAACGGTGACGACAAGGCAGTCGACCGAGTGTTGCGGATCATGGAACATCGTGCCCGCTACCTCGGTTTGTACGCCCCGACAAAGGTACAGATGGAGACGGTGGTCTATGACGCAGGAACGATCGAAGGAGAAGTCGCCCGACTCAGACTCCTACTTGAGCAACCTAGCGGCGAGCAGGGTGTTCTGGACGGATCATCAAGCGAGACCGGAACAGATACCGAGTCTTGACGACTGGGGCGTGTGGTTGTACCTCGCTGGTCGAGGTGCTGGTAAGACCCGTACCGCCGCAGAGTGGGTGGCGTGGCAAGCGATCACACAGGCCGGTACCCGATGGGCGGTAGTGGCCGCGACCTTTGGTGACGTACGTGACACGTGTGCCGAGGGTGAGTCAGGTCTGATCACCGTCTTGCGTCGGTACAACGTACTCAAGCACTACAACCGCTCGATGGGTGAGATCCGTCTCGACAACGGGTCACTGATCAAGTTGTTCTCAGCCGACGAGCCAGACCGACTACGTGGTCCACAGTTTCACGGTGCTTGGTGTGACGAGTTAGCCGCGTGGCGGTACACCGACACCTACGACCAACTCCAGTTCACCTTGCGTCTCGGTACCAAGCCACAAACGATCATTACAACCACACCACGACCGACCAAGATCATCAAGGACTTGGTGGCCGAGTCAGAATCAGGTCGAGTCAGGGTGATCAGAGGATCGACCTTTGACAACGCCAAGAACTTGGCACCCGCCGCTCTCGCTCAGTTGCGCCAACGGTACGAGGGCACACGACTGGGTCGACAAGAACTCGAGGCCGAGATCCTCGACGACGTGCCGGGAGCGTTGTGGACACTCAAGATGGTTGAGGAGTGTCGGGTCACTGACGTACCTGACATGACTCGAGTCGTCGTGGCCATCGACCCCGCCGCAACCTCAAACGAGAACAGTGACGAGACGGGGATCATCGTCGTGGGTCGTGGTGTCGACAACCGAGGCTACGTACTCGGTGACTACTCATGTCGTTTGTCACCTGCTGGGTGGGCACGTCGAGCGATCGAGGCCTTTGATCAACACCAAGCGTCACGGATCGTTGGTGAGACCAACATGGGTGGCGACATGATCGAGACGATCATCAAGCAGATCAGACCGACGATCCCTTATCGAGGTGTCGTGGCCAAGCGAGGCAAGTTGCTACGAGCAGAGCCAGTGTCGGCGTTGTACGAGCAGGGTCGGATCAGTCATCACGGGATCTACGCTGAACTCGAGACCCAGATGACGACGTGGGTCGCTGGTGAGTCAGACTTCTCACCCGACCGACTCGACGCTCTCGTACACGGGATCACATCACTCAACATCGGGTCTGAGGGTGGTGCCGACCGTTACTTTGCGGCCATCGCCCCGAGGTGTCCGTACTGTGACATGCCCAACCCAACCGAGGCGACGATCTGCGCGTCGTGTGTACGGTCGCTACAATGAACGAGACCCCACTAGGAGTGTGATGGCACTGTTCAACCGTAAGAGCAAACAAGACGCCCTAGTCGAGCGACTGGTCGACGCGATCACCAAAGCCAACAACATGGCCATGACACCGCTCGCCAACTCAGGGTACGTATCGGCCACAGTCGCCAACCCGTCACCCGTCGACGCTAGTGGTGTCGGTGGTCAGGGTCTGCTCTCGACAACCGCTCAGGCAAACCCACTGCCACGACCAGCAACGTCGTTTGGATCCCAACTCGGTCCTGCGGCACCGTTCTTACCCTCGCCACTCGACCCCGTCTTTGACGACTCGGGTCGTGCCCTACCTCGGCTGTGGG